AACAATCAATAAATGCAGTATTAGACAAACAGCAAGCTAATAAGCTAATATCCGTTTCAGAGGCTCAACTAGAGGCACTTAATCGTATAGAAGCCATTTCTTTGTCTGATAGGATAATCCAGATTGCTCAAGTAGTTGAGGAGCATAAGATACAAGATGATGAAGACTTATCTTTAGATGAAACTAAGGATATAAACAAAACTCTTAAGATTATTGAGGCTAATACGGCTGATAATTATCTCCTTCAGGTTGAGCAGAATGATATATTATCTAATATTGAACAGTTAGTCCATACGTTATCTGATAGTGTTATTAGTTCTGCTGAAGATCGAGTAGAAGATAAAAGAAGGCAAGATGTATTACTAGGGTTACAAGAACAACTTGTGAGGAATACAACTCCAGTAAGAGTAAGACCAACTCAGGAATCTGAAGATGACGGTCCTGGTTTAGGAAGTTTCGTTACTAGATTGGCTATCGCATTAGGAGCTCTAATTGGAGTAGTTTCTGCTTATGTTAAACGAATACAGTTTTTTGTAAAGTTATTAACTCCTAAGCTTTATGCTGGTATTATTGAGTCCATATCAAAAATAGGGTCAGAAATAAAGGCAGTATTTACTGTTGGATTTACTTTATTGAAAGCTGTATTAAATGCAGTAATGGAAATAGGATTTAATGAACTAAAGAAGATATTTACATTTGGGGAAGGATCTAAGATAGGTAAAATCTTTGCTGCACTCAAAACCGCAGTTACTACATTTATTGAGCCTTTTGCAGATGCCATCAAGGTTATAAAAGAACTTATGTCTGGTTCAAATGCTATAGGGAAAACACTAGGATATATAACAGAAACTCTTGGAGCTATCGGAAAGGGATTCCTTGAATTTGGTTCAAAGATAGGTAAAATAGCTGGTATTGTTGGAAAGTTATTTCTACCTCTGACTATCATAATGTCCGTATGGGATACGGTTAAAGGAGCAATGGCGGGATTTGAGAAAGATGGAATTATAGGCGGCATAACAGGAGCTATAAAAGGATTAATCAATTCTGTTATTATGGGTCCAGCAGATATGCTAAAAGATATAGCATCTTGGATTGCCGAACAGTTTGGAATGGATAGTGTGTCCAAGTTCCTAGATTCATTCTCATTCACAGATATTTTTGATAAAATAATGGATGCCATTACTCATCCAATAGAAGCATTGAAAGGTTTTTTTGGAGGTGCTGTTGATAGCTTCGCAAAGATGATTGCAGGAATAGGTATACCAGAATTTACTATTCCTGTCCCCGATTGGATGGGTGGACCTGTAACGATGGGTCCTTGGTATCCATTCAAAGATGAACAACCAACAAAGGCTGCACCTGAAGGAACAAAAACTACCAATGAACCAACAAAGGTAGAAACACCTAAAGCAAAAAAAGGAACTAATGAAGCTTGGAATGATGCTGGAGAAAATGTAGATAAAAACCCAGATATCTACACGCAACACGAAAGAGACAAAGCTGCTAAAAAATCAGGTGTTGATTATATTATAAAACCTGAAGTATCTACACCAGATACATCTAATGCAGTATATAATAAGTCAGCAGAGAATGAAGGTTCTAAAGAAGATATGACATCTAAGGGTTCAGGAAGCACTATTGTATCTGCACCAACCGTTAATACAAGCAATCAAACTGTCAATAAAAACGTAGTTAGAGTTCCAGCTACTAATCTAGATAGAACTTATAACTCATATATAAAATACGTCTCATAAAAAAGGAGTCCGAAGACTCCTTGAAAGTTTACTAAAAGAGAAATATTAAATCTTAATCAGAATCTGCGATAGATTTGAAGTGTAGTTTTCAATTTGTATAAATAGTTATAGGTCACGATGTATCAGCATCTACCTATTCTAAAACTTTCAAGGAGTATCAGCATGAATATTTATACCACAATAGACAGAACCCCATACACATATTTCATCAGATGGAACGATTTAGATATAAACTACTATGGCAGAAGAACTGCCAAAGGTTGTCGTCCAGAAGAATTGTTTGTAAGAAAGAATCATCTATTCAAAATCTAGCCAAATACCATAAACATTTAATGGCGAGGGATTAACCTCGCCATTATCATTACATACTATTCCGCATTAGCTATACTAGCAAAATATTTGAGGATGTCATCATCCTCATCAGATACTGCAGCTTTAGGTTGCGGTGCTGGTGTTGACTTAGGTTGAGCAGGTTCAATAGTTGCTACTCTTTCAGATATTGCTGAAGCAGTAGTAACCGGAGCTGCATCTAAGTTCAAGACATCAGCTAACTTACGGCTCAATTCTTCAAAGGTCTTAAAGTTCTTTTTATCAAGGAACTCTCTCAAAGGATATTGTTTGTTCACTAATGCAACCAACTTATCCTCATCACCGTTGAATAACTCAGAAGGTGAATCGAACTCTGATTTATCGTAAGATGGCCATCCATCAACTTGTCTAATACGAAGCCTGAAGTTTGCACCTCCCCATAAGTCAAATACATTTACAGGAGTTTCATCTTCAAAAGTTGGTTTGGCTTTATCCATGATCATATCAAAGATTTTCTTGCCAAACTTGAACAACTTAACTTGACCTTCGTTCTCAGGATGCTTTGGATCACTGATTACTAAGATATTACAAGTGTAGCTCAAACGCCTTTTTTGTTTACGAGCAGTTTCTTTATCTGCTTCTGAACCAGAGTTCCAAAGCTTGCTATTCAAATCACCTAATGGATCTTTCTCTCCAATAGTAGATAATGAATTCTCAATATACCAACGACCTGTTGGACCTTGAAATCCATGATTGAAAATTCGTGCCCAAGGAAGATCGTCGCCTTCAACTTGCGGCAAAAATCTAATGATGGCAGAACCGTTGCCTGCTTTATCTCGTTCTAATTTCCAAATTCTATCATCATCAAAACTCTTTGATTCTGAACTTGGATTAGTGATCTTTTCAAATTCTTGCGTGATTTTTGAAAAGTCATTGTTTCTTAATTTTCTTAACGATTGAATATCCATTTTTATTTCCTTAGTTGCGAAGTATTATGTTTCCGTTGTGTGTATTCTCAATTCCTCATAATGTAATATAGATATTGCTCAATAAACTATTGAAATATAGATTCATCTAAAAGTAAAGACTTTTTCAATAATGCTTGGATAGTATCTTCATTATATTTGACAAATCTATCCAACTTCTTCATTATAAGAAGATCTTTGCTCCATACTGTTTCTAAGGTATTCTCCCAAGATTCCAAAAACGGCAGGAATTTATTGAGAATAAACAAAGACTCTATTGCGATACTCTTTCCAAGATATAATTTGAACAGTTCAGGAATATCCTTACTATTATCTATCATATCAAGGGCAGTAATACCTTTCTTTTCCATAACCAATACAACCTTGTCTATATCCTCTCTGAAAGTATTAGTTATGCTCTGTTTCCGCCTATTCCATAATATAAAGTTTGATTCAGAAGAAGCAATATTATGTATTGGGTCATTCTGATATACGTAGTTTGCCACAAGGAATTGTATAGACTCAGCATCAGTATCAAACTTTCGAGCAATCGCATTGTATATATTATAATCTCTTCTAGCTAAGAAGTTCTCATAGGTTACACCAGAGGTCTTGCCTTTATAGTCAAACAAGTTATATTTCTTATTAGTGAAATGTAACCTAACCGCTTTATCATATTGGAACAACTTAAACCCAGTAATCATATTACCGCACAGGTTGTAATCCGAGGTAACTTACCTTCCTCAATCATTTCCAATTCAATCATATCTCTAAGAGATTTACTAATATTGGCAACAACATCTATTGGGTCGATAAAGTTCTCAGAACAATACAAAAGGATTGCATCCATTCTAGTTAGCTTCTTCTCAATAGCCATTGTTTCTATAAACAAACTGAAATCTACTTCTTCACTCATACTATTTCTCCAATACCGTGTGCTTTTTCAACAACTCTCTTTCTTTACTCATTGTCATCCTCCATAATCGCATTAAACACGCTGTCTACTTTTTGTTTTAAGCCCATGACTGCTGCGTTGTATCCCCTGTCGAAACCTCTTTTGTATGTTTCTACCTCTTGTTTATGCGTTAAGCTCCCACAAGTTGGGTCATTGTGATATTGAGCATAAGGATCTACAGGTTTTTCAACTAATCTAGTACCAAGCGGACCAACTTTACGATCTCCATCGGTAAATCTATCAAAGATTTCATTCCTACTCATCATCTACTCCAATACCGTGTGCTTTTTCTATTGCTTTGGCAAAGTTACGAACCATAAAAGTTTTACCGGAATATTTATCACCCCATAACCCTGCTATTGTTTCATCACTCAAAGGCTCACGCCTTAAATCTAGCTCTGCTTTTGCGTATCCTCTTTTATATTCTTCCAAGCCTTGTCGTGGGGTTAAATTTTCTTGCTCAGGTTGGGTGAGTAGTTCTTCTATC